AGACCTAGCGACGAACCGCTGACCGAACCGATGCCAGGCACGTTGTCGAGCCCCATCGGCTGACCGCTGGCGCCCGTACCCGCGATACCTGCAAGGTCCGCAGCCAAGGCGACCACCGCAGCCAGATCGGCATTGACCATCGACTCCACGCCTACCGAAGACTGCAACAGCAGCTTGCGAGACATCTGCGTCTCCGCCGCCACCGTCTTCGGCGACAGTGCGAGCTGAACTAGAGCCAACTGGCTCTCCGTCGCGGCGCCCCCTTCTGTCACCCACTCGGCCGTTGCCGCAGCACCTTGCCGCGGGATCGTCACGTTGTCGCGAAGACCAGAAAGGACCGTCGCGCCAGCGCGCATCAACACCGAGGAATTGCGCAGGATCTCGTCGAAGCCGACCACGCTCGTGCCGACCAGGAAACCGCCGGCCGTAGCAACGTTCGTCACGAGATCGCGCGAGATGTGCGGGTACTTCTGCATCAGAGCATTAAGGTCTGTCGGCAACTGCCGGCGCTGAATGTCCTGCGGCACGTAGAAGTGACCCTTCTCGACGATCTTGCCGCCGTTGCGATCCGCGATGTGCTGGTGGCACTCGAGCTCGAAGCCCGCGTCCTTCCAGTTCTCGCTATGAGCCGCAAGGATGGCGCGCGTGAGACTGTACTGGCGCTTCTCCTTGTCGCTCAGATCGAGAGCAGAGATCGAGTGGCTGTTGCTCTCGCCACGCTGTTTCTGGATCTTCAGGATGTCGTCCGCGATATTGTCGAACGTCGCGCCGCGCGCAATCCACGCCTGCACGATGTCCTCGCTGATCGCGTTCGACTGACCCAGCTTGCGGATCGTGTCGATGCGCTCCCTCTCGGCGCGCTCGGCAAACGCCGAGTCGTGCTGCTGCTTGCCGGCCTCGATTTTGGCCGCTGCATCCCGTTCGGCGGTTAGCTTGGCTTCCGCCGCAGCCTTCTCCTGCTCAGTCATAACTGCTCCTTCGGCGTCAGCCGATGTACTTTCACATTCAACAACACTTCGACCGATGCCGATCGACTGATCGGCCCCGATTCCCACGACCGACGCCTCCAGCGGACGCCATCGCAACCACTTCACCGTTTCGGTTTGCCCGTCCGCGCCTTCGGTTCGCTGCACCTTGATCGGCTCGGCGCTGATCGACATATCGGTAAGCGTTCCCTCGTCGACCATCCCGCGAACCATTGCTGCTTCTGGGTTGGCCTCGGAGAATCGCAGATCGCCCACAAGCCGTTTGTTCGCTAGCTTCAAGTTGACGATCCTGCCGACGAGACTCCCGATCTCGCGCGCGCGGTGATTCACGAACAGCGGGAGACCGCGCTCGGTCAGTCCGTCCAGAACCACCGCACTCTTGTCGTGGCTCAGAATGTTCGGAGGCGCCCACGGCCAATCACGGACCGGGTTCTCGCTCGACAGAGAGACGCGGTAGACCGTGACTTCTTCGTCGTTGACAGTCTCGCGCAGCCGTTGAATCGAGAACGCGCGAGAGACGAAGCTCTCGTCGTGCTCCTTGTCGCGTCGAATAGCTTTCATTTCACAACCCTCATGCGCTGTTGCTCCCCTTCCTCGTCGATAACTTCGTCGTCATCGGGCTCGTCGTCCGCTTCGGCCGGCTCCGCGACTGGCTCCGGTTTCTCTGGCGCGTAGGCTTCGGGATCGGTGTCGAAATGAAGATCCAGTTCCTCGGCCGCGTCGAGCTCGCGACGACGCTCCGTGAACACGTCCTCGATATCGGTGTTGTCAGAGGTCATCTCGATAATTCGAGTCTTGGTGATGTAACCGGCCTTCTCAGCGTCCTTGTATGCCTCGACCTCGGCCGGCGGATCGATCCAGTTCCAGCCACGCGGCTTGAACTTGACCGCCTCGAACTTCTCCCGATCTGCCATGTACTCCGAGACGGAAATGCCAGGGATGGACTGCGCGAACACGCCTTGCTGTAGCCACATCCGGTGCGTGCGATAGCGAAAGCTACGGATGAAGAACTGCTGCAACGCTCTCCACCCGTCTCGATCGTCGAGAATCGCCGCTCGCTCTGAGCTGTAGTTCGCTTGCGAGTAGTCTCCAGACAGAGCCGCATAGCGAACGCCGTACCCAATGCCGGATGCGGCCTCTTTCAACATGTGTCGGATGAAATCCGGCAGCGCCGTGTTCGGCCGGTTCGGCGAGTAGAAATTGAGCTTCTTGCCGTGATGCACGAAGCCCGGCTCGTACGGCGTCTCGAACGTGCCGTCTTCTTGCTGCTCAGCTTCAGGATTAGGGAAGTCGCTCGGCTCCTCCCACCCAATCGGTTGCGCGGCTGCGCGGGCCGCAACGATCTCGGCTTCCGAGTAGCCGGCCATGTTGTTCAACGTCGCGGCGACTGCGTGTAACCAAGGAACACCACGTGTTTGCGGCCAACGCTCCACTAACCGCAGATGGATGATTTCGGCCGCCGGTACAGGTCGAACCTGATCCATCGGCATCCCGCCCGGTTGAATGTCGGACGGATGCCGATCGCGAATCCAATACCGAATCGGCCGGAAGTACTGATCGACCTCGATACCCATCCTGGCCAAGCTGCCCTGGCCGGTCTGGAACTCGTGCGGTACCCGCTCCGACTCGATCAGCTCCAGAGCAAAGGGAATGTCAGAGCCTCCAAACGAGGCCATGTGCATCCGCACAAAGACCTCGCCAGCCTCGAACACTTCGCTGATCAAAGCCCGCTCGAAGTCCGAGAAATGCAGAGTTCCTCCCGTGTGACAGAACTCCGCACACGACCAGCGCTTCCACGCATGCTCGATCGCGTCATTGACGCTTTTCCGCAGATCCGAGCGCGTCGACTTCACTTGTGCTTGAAGTCCGATACCGCTGCCGATGACGTTGTTCACGACGAGAATCCGCGCACGCTTGGCGTACGGCGTGTCGCGGCACAGTTGACGCGAGCGAGCCCGTAGGTTCGTCAGGCTGGTGCGGATCTCCGTGTCTGCACTCGACGTACCCGCAACCCATCCCGCGGTGAGCCGCGAAGGACGCGCCGACTCGTACATGCGCTTCGCCGTTTTCTGAACAGGCGCGTCCCTCGGCAGTAAAGCCGATCGGAACCAATCGAAGAGGCTCATGCGCGCTCGAACCTGATATAGGTGCGACTTGGAGCGGTGCCCATCTCGGACAAAGCCAGGCGGCTAAAGCGGTCGTAGGCCGACAACAATTCATCCCATCCCATCCGCGATAGGCTCCTTCCGGCAATCGACATCGACAGTTGATCGGTGGTCGCTCGGTTCTCGATCACGGCTTTCAGTGCTTCGGTCACTCGGACGTTAAAGCTGCGATGATCGACTGCGGCGTTGGCGAGATTCGCGGCCACAGTGAGACGACCGCTCGCAACAGTCTCGATCGTCGTCGCGGTCAAAATAAGGTTGGCGCGCGCCTGCCAGTCGTATAGACCTTGAGCGAGACTGGCCGTGATCGCGGCGGTCACTGTCACTACGTGATCCGTTCCGCTCGCAACGCCTACCGCCGCAGCCAAACTCGTCGGGCCGCGAAAGTAGTAGGTAAGCGTCCACAGCGTCGCCGGGTAGTCGGACAGCGAGTCCGTCCACGTCCAGATATCGCCGGCTGTCAGCTTTAGCGGAATGTTCAATCTAGTTACCCTTGTGGCTACCAGTTCGTGACCCAGCTTTTCCGATTAGGAAGCCTCGGCCTTCTAATAGGCGCAGTCTCCAGCTCAGGTTCAGGCGCTTCTGGCTCGGGGCTTTTCTTCCGAACCAAGTGCATCTGCAAGATATGCGCTGCGGCGACATTCAGCACTTCGCAGTCGAAGTAGTGATTGTCCTTGCGAAGTGTCTTCCACGCCGTTTGCCCGGAATCCTTCTGGACCTTCGCCTCCGCTGTCATTTGCTTGCAGTAGTCGTCGGTCGTGTCTTGGGCCAAGTGATACCCGCCCGGTTGATCGGCCGGCCACTCAAACCGTGAGTGAATCCACGTCTTGAAGTAATCGGTATCGATGTGCCAAATCTGCAAGCCAGCCTTGAGCAACTTTCCCTTCAGCGTGATGTCGATCCGCGACGACCGATACGGCTTGTCCTGCTTGTCGTGACCCTTCGACGGCACGACGCGCCCAGCGCGAGGGCGGCAGAACCCATAGATTTGATTGTCCGGTCTTCGCCACGGATCCCCCGGCCGATATCCAGAGTCCACTAAGCTCAACTTCAAATGCTTGTCGCTGATCGGAGTCGTGAGTACTCGATCAAGCTCGGTCCACACGAAATCGTGTTCCGTCTCACCCCACAGCTCGCCGTGCCGAATCAGCCACGATTCGTAATTCGCACCCCACCCTCGTATGACGTAGATCAACCGATCCTTCTGAACGTCCACCCCGCACGTCAAAACCCGCGCGCCTTGGGGAATCTCGTCGAACGAATACGTCTGTCTAAGTCCTGCTACAACCTCCCAATCAGGAGCATCAATCACGTCGTCGTACGGCTCACCCAGACTCGTGTTCGTCCAGGTCCGCCGTTGCTCGGGATGCTTCGTTTGCTCGAGATGCGACCTCACGAGCTCAGCAAGCGTCACCATCGTGTTGTAGGCTTCCCAGATGTGAAAGCTGGCAACACCACTGGAAGGTGCCGTAGCCCTCCACTCCCCGCGGGCGATCATCTCCAATCGCTGTAAGTCCCCACTAATCCCGCCGCAGTGAGCACAGACCAATTTCGCGGATTCGGGGTCGTCGTTCTGCCAAGTCACATTCGCCCACTTGAGGTAATCCCACTCCTCACAATGGATGCACGGAACAAAGTACCGCCGTTGGTCCCCGCTCTGAAAAGCCTGATTGATCCGACTGTCTGGCGTCGTCGGAGTCGACCCACCGAGAATGCGTCGATTCCAAAACGCCGCCGTTCGCTTCTTGGCCAGTGTGATCGGGTCGCCCTCTTCTCCTGCCGAAGCCGGGAAGCGGTCAACCTCATCAAACAACACAAGCCGTATCGGTCTGGAAGCCAACCCGGCCGCAGAGTTAGCCCCAGTCACTGTCAAGTGCCCACCGGGAAACGTCTTGTGCAGAACAGTGTTCCCGCGTTCTGCGCCCCTCCCGCGAACGTCCTTCACTCTGCCTTGCAAGACAGGCGTATCCCGCAACATCGGATCAAGCCGGTCCTTCGACCACGCTTGCCCCATGTCGACCGTCGGCTGCACGATCAATATCGGACACGGATCAAGGTGCATGTGGTAACCGACCACATTCCCCAGAATCTCCGTCCACCCAATTTGGGCAGACTTCATCACCCACGTCTCGCGAATCGCGGGGTCCGTCACCGCATCCATGATCCCTTTCTGGAAGGGCTGCCGGTCAGTCCTCCACTTCCCAGGCGCCGAGCTCGACTCCGGACTTAAGATCCGGTAAGTGTTTGCCCACTCCGTTACCGTTAGGTCCGGAGGCGGTCTCCACCTCTGCTCCTCTTGCGAGAGCAGCGTCCGCAAGTTCTCCCAAGGCTTCGTAGATACCTTCCCTAAAGGCAACCTCGGCTCGCTTTGGATCTTCTGGGTTTGCACGTCCTGCCTGCGCACCGGGCACCGCAAGTAATCTCGCGCGCGCGCGGCCTATCATTTCCGCGACACCAGCGCGGACGGTGTGTTTGTCTATCGAATCGCCTTCGAGCCTGGAAATCTCCAGCTCGAGCTTCCGAGTCCGCGCGTTCTCGAGCGCCGCCCGTTGTTGCGTCGGATCTAACGAGGTCTGACCGAGAATCGCGGGAGCGGCGTTGCGCATGTACCAAAACTTGCGCTTCCCGCGAATAATATCCGGCTCAATTCCCTCAAGCCGTTTCGCAATCGTGCTCGCTTTTTTCTGGAACTCTACGGCCAGCGCGCTAGTCGTCCAGGTTTGCGGACCGTTGGCCAAAATTCCTCTCCCTTAGAAGTCCTTGAAAGTATTCAGGAAACGCCGCACCAAGGTAC